AATGACACCATGCCGCCGCATTCAGTGTCCATTCCTACAAGCGAGAAAATAAGCGCATCCAACTCTCGCCGCCGTTTATCTAATACACTATACACTTCACGAACAGAACTCATTTCTGCGCCTCCTTTAGTGCCTCGTCCAACCATATATCCGCACATGTTTTTTTGTTCTCTCCCACTTCATCACAAGCCCCGTAACGATACGGGCACACCTGCCCGTCCTCAAGCAAGCAGGGGGATAACTCAACAATAGTATCAATAATTGCAACCAGCGCGGCCTTTGCCTCTGCCTCGGTCATCTTGTCAATCCTCGTTTTTATGTCCATCCCTTATCCTCCTATACGTTGTCCAACACATCCCTCGCCACGCCCGCGCAAGACTTCGCCAGCGGCCCCCATGATGATTCATCGGGAAATTAAATATCCGAATAACAGGAACGCCATAGAAAGCAAAGTCGAACTCATTAAGCCTGCGCTTTCCCATCGTCAGCCCTCCTGCTCGCTTCAATTAAACCATTGTGATATTGCTATACCACAAGCAATACTGACAGGAAGATTGATAATTGTAGGTACATTGTGTCCATTAAATCCTAAATACAGTAAGTAAAGTGTTGCAAATACCAGACATATTGTAATGATAACCAATACGTATCTATCTTCCATCGTCAGCCCTCCCTTTCTTGGCGCAACCATGCAAGTCGTCCATCTTCGCAATCGCCCTGACTACACACAGTTCCTTTCCACGCACACAAGAAACATGGCTCGACAAAAGCATTCAAAAGATCTGCAAGTTCTTCGTCTGTCATATCGCGAATTGCATCAGCGTTTGTCATCGTCAGCCCTCCGTGACAAGTTTCACAAGCTCCGGGTTTTGGCGTATCAGATTCACAACGCCAGCCGCCACAGCGTCAACAATCTCCTCGTTGTAAGTATCTTCTTTTAGCCCCCGCTCATACATAAGAGCGTGTATAACTTCGTGCATCAGGAGCCGCGCTCCCCCGTGTGATTCTGCCGCCGCTCTTCTCAGCGTGATTTTTGCTACGTTGAAGTCCGCATACCCCGCCGCCTCATTTCCGGCGATATAGAACGGCCCATCCGTCATTTCAATCTCGTACCGCACCGCATCAATCATTACGCTTTTAATCATCGTCGCCCTCCGTCCTAAACAACCACTCGACAATGTACCTCATGCAAGCTACTTGGCTTTGCTCACAGCGATTGCTCTCTTTGCAAGCCTCGCAGTATGTCTTATCTGCAATAAACGCCGCCGCACGATATAGCGCCAGCGCTTTTTCTTCAATCGTTGAATCCAACACCCGCTCACGCAGTTCCTCCATGAAATCATCCATTGTCCGCCCTCCTCAAATCATCTTCCAACTTATCAATCAGCCGATACATTTGCCCTCTCGTCATGTTTTCCAGTGCGTACCATTCGATGTCGTATTTAAGACGATGTATAAGCTCTGTGGCCTGTTCAATTTGCAACTTTGTGGCTCTTTCCCGTTCGTCCATGTTGCACCTCCCGCCAAGTGTGCGGCACGCCATAGAGCGTGCACCCCTTCGCCCCGCCCCGGAAAATACACGCGCTGCAATTATACTGATTGCCCTTACAGTGTTCTCTCAGCTCGTCCCGTGCGCGTAAAACTCTGTCACGTTTCATGGCCTGCCTCCCATTCGCGATACAGCTTAAACCAATCCTCTGCCCAACAAGTTACAAGCCATTTGCAATTATTTTTCCGATGAAACACAACAGGCAAATCCCCATTCCCTGCGGCATCTGCGTCCCTCGTTGCCTGATTGATAGCGTTGTAAATATTTAGCTGTTCAACGCGCTTGCACTCTATGGAAATTCCCGGCAACCCTACAACATCTGCCGCCTCCCCCGTATTGCCGCAATATTGAGCCGTTCTCCTTGCGTCATATCCATGTTCTTTGATAAGACGAACAAGCTCCAGCTCGCCCTCTTTACCTTTTCGATTTGCTTTAATCGGCATGATTCTTCGCCTCCAAAAACTTCCACCAAAACGACGGGCCTAATGTATTGTCCCTAAAAAAGCAAGCCTTATAATGTGCTTCCTCATGCGGATTAAGACAGAAAACACATTTTTCGCACATAACAAATGATTCACAGTAATCCATTAGTGTTTGCGCCGCCTCGATAGCGTCTTTATCAGTCATGTTTCAGCCCCCTGTTCCGCAAGTGTTTTTCAAGGTTTCCAACACAAGGAATAAAGCCAGTCGCTAAACTGCAATAAATCTTTTTATCGTCACACAAAAAAGGGCAATCACAAACAGTATCTTCTTCCCAGTGTTCCCTGCACCACCGCTCCACAATCAGCGCGGCCTGCACAACATCTTCCCTATTTGCTTTCATTCTGCACCTCGTCTATTCCGTCAATGTCCATTTCGTCAGCGTCAACAAATGCACCCGAACCGTCAATAACTTCATCGAAGCTCATATATTTAAATTTCTCTTCCGCTTCCTTTTCGGATTCAGCCTCAACGGTAATCGTTCCGCGAGAGCTATAACTAAATTCAATTTCAAACTTTTTCATACTGCGCCCTCCATCACCTGTTTTTTAGGTGAACGCAAATTATATCCAACCGGGTTTCTATCCAATCGACACGCATTATCCCGCATCGGTAAACTCGGCGCGTCTTTCCAGTAAAAGATGCACCCACTGCAAAAAGTTTTTTTCGCTTGGAACTGCATACAATACTTTCGCAATACATCTGCCGCTTTTACTGCATCTGCGGCTGTTACTTTATTTCTCATGCCCGTTTCGCCTCCGCCAACTGCACGATTTTCCCTCCTGCCAGCTTTTCCTTTGCGGACGGAATTGCCGCCAGGACTGCCGTATTCTCCCGCACTTCTTCGCGCCGCTTGCAAATCTCCTGATACATCCGCATGAATTGTGACCGCGCCACGTTGACTGCGTTCTGCTCGATCATACATAACTCCTCGCGCCCGAAACATTTGATCGCGTGTTCTACCTCCGGGCAGGAATATTCCCACGGCTTATAGATACCGTACTTTCGGACAAGATTGATTGCTTCCTGCCAAGCCTCCGCTGCCGTCGGCAGAACATCCTCCCGTGCAAACTCCCGGATGCTTTTCGCGGCGTCAAAAATCTCAGCGACGGACGGAAAAAATTTACTCGTCCGCAGGAGTTTAAGCATAGCCGCATTGATTTCCTCCAACGACAGGGAAGAAAGAGCGCGGGCGTAGATTGCCCAGGCTCCGTCGGCTAAAGTGTTAGAAGGGAAAGCCGTCATATACTGTCTGAGAAGCTTGACTATCTCCGTTTCCTTCGTCATTTCTATTCGCCTCCTGTGATTCAAAGAATGCAATCGCTCGATCCGCAGCCTCCATGTTTTCTTGGAGGCGCGTTTTCCGTTGTGGGCTTGTGGATAAATCATTTTTTAACGGGTAAACAGACTGCCAGCCGTGCTCGATACTCTGCTCCAAGAGATGAATTTTCATGAACTCGTCACCGCCGGAAAGATCATCTAACTTTTTAAGAAAAAGATGCTTTGCTCTGTCGGTCATGGGATTTCTTTTTTTATTCCTCATCTCTTCAAAGTCTTTGAGCAGGGCCTTCACTTTCTCCGATTCGCCGGAGGAAGCAAACACATCCACACGCGCTGGCGTAGATTGTTTTGTTTCCGTCTTGTCTTGTTTTTGTCTATGTCTTTTTAAGTGTGTACCATCTTGTGTACCATCTTGTGTACCATCTTGTGTACCATCTTGTGTACCCAACGGAAAGATAAAATATCTCGTTGTGGTTTTTCCGTCGCTTTCAAACTCGATCAAGCCAGCTTGCTTCAATCTGTTTTTGGCGCTGATAACGGATTTATTACTCCCCAATCCCGTAAGATTTTCCAGCCTCGAATTTGCGACCTTGAACCACTCGCGCCAATGCAGCCTATTGTTTATGTTCAGCAAGTGCAAGTAAACAATTTGCGCTGATGGCGGAAGGCAGTCCGCTTCCGCAAGCTCGAAAAACCTATTGAGTTGCTTCATGTAATCCATAATCACACCGCCTTAGAACGGAACATTCAAATCCTGTCCGGCCTCGTCCTCGTCTTTCTTCGGCTCTCCTCCGCCCTTGCTTTCAGCAAACTCAATCCGCTCGCACACAATGTCCGTCGTGTAGTGCGTCTGCCCGTCCTTCTCATAGCTGCCCGTTTGCAGACGTCCTTCGACGATAATCTTCTTTCCCTTCTCTAAGTATTTCTCAGCGAACTCCGCCGTGTAGCCAAAAGCTACCAGCGACGGAAAGTCTGCCGTCTGTTGTTGGTCTTTCTTCCAACGGTCAACGGCCAGCACCATTCTTGCCATCGGATTTCCGGCCTGTGTCGTGCGCATATCAGGATCACGAACGAGCCTCCCCATAAGAATAACTTTATTCATCAAGTAAACCTCCATTCAAACGGAAATGCCGTTGCTTCTGTGCTCAACTTACAGCATGATGTTTTTTCCTCGTCGTCTATATAAAACACACACCCAGCACAATAATTATTATTTGATTTACAGTAGTTTCTTAAAAAAGCAGCAGACGCAAGCGCGCCGACTTTTTCATTTTTAATATCCCCCATTTCAATAATATTGGGAGGGATAAGTTCTGATAGTTCTTTTGGACTTCCTTTAAAAGTTATTTCCATGCTCCTCCTCCTTTCGCCCCCGGCTTTTACACCGGGGGCTATACCATTAAATTATTTCTCGTCCAAAGACGCTTCCAAAATCTCGTCGTCCGTCTGCTTAACTTCTCCCGTCGTCGGATTCACATTGTCAGGAACCTCCTGCGCCTCGGCTTCAATCACTGTTTCGTCTGGCATATCCGCCATATCTTTTACAATCTCCGTCTTGATCGTGCCGTCCTGGGCAACCGCCCGCACAAAATCCGTTTTGAGAGGAGCATATTTCAGAACCTTTTTCAATACAGTTTTCTTCGCCATTTCATCGAAGTTAGTTGTCCACGGAGAGAAGCCCTTACCCGCAGCCTTAGAGTATGCGTTCATGTGTTTCGTTATATCTTCCTTTGACATAACTTCAAACCCATATCCGCCGCTCTTCGTATGGTAGATAGCGTAATACAGAACCACGTCACCGCGATCTTTCAGCGCGGGAATGTGTTTCAGTTTCGGCTCCAAGCCCAGCTCATACTCGAACGTGTCATTCTCATAGACTTCATGCGCGGAAATATCCGTAATCTCGCCGGAACGATACGCCAAATCAATCAAGCCTTTGTACCCAAGTTGAAATTGACATTCCATAGTGCCGTGGTTACGGTACGGGATGAGGTACGCCTGCCCTAACGGAGTATTCGGCTCGACGCCAAGCTGGGCGGCGTTCATCATAGCGCCAAGAAAACTCTTGGGCGTGCATTGCGTCAGCGTCGGATTGGTACTCATTGCCGTCAGCACCATTCGCGTAAACCGCTCCGGCGTAATCACCGAAGGGAGCGCCTTTTGAATTTCTCCCTGCATAGAAAGAATCAAATCCTTCATGCCCTTCTGCGGCTTTGCCGCTGCCTGTGTCGTTGCCTGTGTGATTGCTCCACCTTTAATGTTTGCCATTGTTAGTTCTCCTCCTTTAAAAGCTTTCGTATATTCTCTTTGAGATTAAAATACTTTTGCGTATATGCGCCGCCTGTCCTGTGGCCCAGCAGCTCATCCGTTGTAACTTCAAGAACATCTGCCATTTTGCAAAGCATTTCGTATTTGGGCCGCCTACCCAAACTCAGCTCGTAGTTTCTGTAGGAAAAATAATTCATGCCGATAGCTTCTGCAAAGGCTTTCGCGCTCTTGAAGCCAGCCTCTTTCCGTAATCGTTTCAATCTGTCGGAAAACCGATCCACGCCATATCACCCCGCAATCCTAAATACCCTTGTAGCCTTGCCCTGTTTCAAATACTTCTCGTACACGTCCGGCCTTTCCGCTTTCAGCCGCTTGCTGTCCACCGTCACCCGTCCGGCCTGTGTTTTCCATGTTACCCTGCGTCCCTCGGCAGTAGTCCCCGCTTCCGCATCACCAAGCATCACGCGGAGCTGATTCTTTTTCTCCTCGATTTGCGCATTGATACTGTTTGCAGTTTCCGTCAGCGTGTCAATCTCGGAGAAGATTTTATCCGCGCTGCTCGGCAGCTCGATTGCCGGAAGGCCGCCGTGGAATTTCTCTGCCAACGCTTTCGCGCAATCCTCGGAGCCGTCCACGTCCGGCATTTCATTTTCTGTTACCTTCCGCCAGAACTCCGTTTCAGCTTGCAGGAGCGCCTTGATTTCCTCTTCGTTCCGTTCAATCGTCTGCATCACGAACCGATTGCCTCCGATGAGCGCCGCAATGTACCACCGCTCCGCGCCCGTCACTGCCATGTAATGCTGGCATTGGACGTAATAGCTATCCGGCACGTTGTCGCCGTCCCATTCCTTCGCGGCGAATCCGTTTGCGGTCTTGCATTCAAGCCCGGCATTCTCGCCCACGACAAGCCGATCAACCGACGCCAACAAAAAGGGGATTTCTTCATGTTGGAGCAGCCCGCAGCGGCGAACCTTTTTCCCCGTGCGAATCGTGAACTCCCGCGCGACCGTTTCTTCAAGCACATTCCCCCAGTAAACATATTCGTTATCGGATAAATCTTCTTCCTCGGCCTGCCCGGTCTTTTCAAGCCATAGCGTGAACGGGCTTTTCCATTTATTGAGCCCGACAATTACGCCCGCGTCGCTTCCGCCTATTCCCTTTTTTCTTGCGTCCAGCCACGCGCACCGGTTTTCCATCTGCTCTACTGTCATAACTAACTTTGCCAAACTGTTTCCCCTCCTCTTTTAACCACTCTGTTTGCTCATGTAGCCATTCATACATCTCGGCAAGAGAGTTCATACTCCTGTCTGCGCTCATAGTCTGCCTCCACCATAGCTTCCTTCCATTCCCTCTCGCTATCCAACTCTTCTTCAGACGGTCTATACCAGTACGAATCATTGAGCATATTGTTTTCTAAGTCCATCTCCAGCCCTCCTGTTCCATGCCTTTATAGCGTCCGTTTTCGTTGACTTGTTTGGGCCTCGCGCTTCACAACTCCAACAAAATACGAACACCTCATAATCTTCATCGTTGATGAGCATATCATCTTTGCTCCCGCAAAACGGGCAAGGCTTCAAATCCTCACTCATTGTCCGTCCCTCCTATTCCATGTTTCTATTGTCTTGTCGCAGGTATCTGTTATATTGTCGTACCTATCCGCAGTTTTGGCGCACATCTTACAAGTGGGGCAAAAAATATAAAAATCATCTTCGCCTCTAACCAATTCCACATCGTTCCCGCAGAATGGGCAATGCTCCAAATCTTCCATTTGTCTTTCCTCCTATTTCCGTGGTATAATCACGGTGAGAGTTTGCTTTCCCCTTTGCCTGTCGTGCTGTCAACACGGCGGGCTTTTTTCATTGCTACATATCTACCGTAACTCATCCCTGCTTCATGCGCCTCGCGCTGTATTTCGTCGAGGCGCAGATTCTTTTTTATTGGTATATCTATTTCCTCCTCTCTGTTTCGTTCACGCCACGACCTGACCGCCTCGCGCTTGCGCCTCTTCTGACAATCCGGGCAATACATCTTTTCGCGGCGGGCCTGTTCATGGCGTTCAATCCATGCGCCGCAATCCGCACACCGAACCTTCTTCAACGCTTATCACCCCCATAAAATGAAAGCCTCAACAATCAGCACCGCAACGATTATCGCCGTCCTTGCCTCGTCACTCAGCGCCGCCCACAGCCTCGTCATGCCGCGCCTACCTTGAACCGCGGAGCCAACGAAAGGAAAAGCTGGACGTCCTCTTTGTTCAGATAGATGCGAGGGATGCCCTTCTTCTTGGCAATCATCCGCTCATACCGGCAGCCCCTTGACCGCTCCCAACCCGGGCAGAACACAACCAAATCGCACCGCTGCAATAGGCTCTTGCACAGCTTCAACACTGTCCGCTCCGTGTAGTTTGAATACTGCTCCAGCTCCCGAATCGGATTAAATATTGTGCAGTCCCCGTCAATCTCTGTGAGCATTCCTTCCTCGATCCTCTCCGCCTCCGCCCGATTGAACGCGCTCCCTCCAAAGGGATGAGCCAAATACACTGTCCTCATTTCTTACTCTCCTCCTCTGCCATTTTTAAGGCCCTCCAAATACAGACGGCCAATAGAACCAATGCAACAAACTCCATAACTTACCTTGCCCCCAGCGTGATATACGCCCATATCCCAAGGAACAAGCCGAACGTGTACCCGCCCAAGAACCCGAAGAGCGCGGAAACCTTCAAAATGTAGCTCATTTCTCTGCCTCCCCCAGCGCATTCGCCCAGCATTTGCGGCAGTAGTCAAACACAAACTCCGTGGACGTGTCCGCCATGCCGCACCATTTTCTGTAGTCAGCGGGCAGCCCCAAATCGCACGGACAATCCGCCATTACTACGTCCTCGAAATACTCCGGCACTTCCTCTTGAAGAATCCGTAGCGCCTTTATTACTCTGTTCATATCCTCTCGCCTCCAGTCCAAGCCTATCTATTGCATACTGTTTCGGAACTCTCCCGGCTACCGTTTCAAAGCCTCGCGCCTTTAGCTCGCCGTTCCATTTCTGCACAAGCTTGTATGCTTTGCTCATCGAGCATTCAAGAACCTCGGCCAAGTCCTTCGGCCTCCAAAAGTACTCTGTCATGTTGTCGCCTCCCTTATGCGTGATTTTACATTACATTTAAGAGCATAATAATTCGTCAACCGTACACCGCAAAATTTTCGCAAGCTTCGGGAGCGTTTCAGTGCGCGGGAAATTCGTGCCGTTTTCCCACAGCGTAACCGTCGTCCTGCCTACGTCTAAGAGCTTTGCAAGTTCTTCCTGCGTAAGACCTTTTTTCTCTCGCAGTTCTTTCAGCTTATTCGTTTTCATCCCCTCCAATCAAATCAAACGTAATTTTACATAACGTATTATATGTTATTTTCGATTACTTTTCAACCCCCTTTTTGAAAAATTTTTAATCTTAAATAACGTATAGTAATGTTACTTATTATAACGTATAATTGTCTTGGGGGTGATATTTATGAACACTGGCGAAAGGCTACGAATGTTACGGGAACAATTCAAGATGACGCAGGAAGAAGTTGCGGACAAGATTGGCGTCAACCGTGTTACCTATTTAAAATGGGAAACAGGGGAAAACCAACCTATCCGAAAACTTAAAGAAATATCTGAGCTTTACGGCGTGTCTTATGATTACATTCTCGGCAACGATGCCCACGCAGAAAAGCAGCCTCGCGCCGGAGTTCGCATTCCCGTCCTCGGAACCATAGCGGCGGGAGTTCCTCTTGACGCGATTGAAGATATAATTGATTGGGAGGAAATTCCAGAAGATTGGTTACGCGGTGGATCTGAATACTTCGCGCTAAAAATAAAAGGCGGCTCAATGGAGCCGCGCATTTTCGACGGTGATGTTGTTATTGTAAAGAAGCAGCCATGCGTAGAGAGCGGACAAGTCGCCGCCGTCATGGTAGGCAATGAAGCCGCCACAGTAAAGAAAATAAAAATCACGCCAGAAGGCGTGATGCTGATAGGACTTAATGCGTCCGTATATGAACCTCACTTTTACACAACGCCAGAAATCGAATCACTGCCATTAAAAGTCCTCGGCCTTGTTGTTGAAGTTCGCGGGAAGGTTTCATAAGGGAGGCGTTTATTGTGCTTAGTACGGCTTATGTGTTATTTGCAAAATACGGAATACCAACTGCGGTTGTCTTATATATAATTGAAAAGTTTTGCCCAAGTGAAGCAATAACAGCAGGCGTATTTTGTTACCTATTTTTTAGCTGGATTGCCTCATATACAATATGCTCGAAATACCAAGAGCTATATAAATCTACGCATAAAGAACGTGACGACTTGTCAAGTATTCCTTGACAACTGAAAGGCGGTGATCCTATGCCCGCATATAAAGACGAAAAGCGCGGCACTTGGTATGTGCGCTTCCGCTATACCGACTGGACAGGAAAGCGCGTCGAAACGACCAAGCGCGGCTTTGCTAAGAAAGGCGACGCGCAAAAGTATGAGGATGAAGCCAAGCGCGAAAAGACCGCAGCGGCAGGGATGACGTTCGGAGAACTGTATAAAATCTATATCGAGGACGCACGCCACCGCCTGCGGCAGACTACAATAATCACAAAAGAAACCATTATTGAAAAACACGTTTTGAATTACTTTACGACCTCACTCCTGGAAAACATATCCGCCGCCAATATAAGGCAATGGCAAACCTCGCTTATAAAAAAGGGCATGGCTCCGACGTATATCCATTTTATTCAATCGCAGTTTTCCGCAGTAATGAATTACGCCGTGAAGTATTACGGCCTGCCGTCAAACCCGATCAAGATCGCCGGGCCTGTCGGAAAAACAAAAGCGCCCGTCATGGACTATTGGACGATAGATGAATACCAAAAGTATATGGCAGCAGAAACTTCTCCGCTCCATCGTGCGGCAATCATGATTCTGTTTTGGGCGGGCCTGCGCTGCGGAGAAATGCTTGCCCTTACTCCTGCTGATGTAGATACAGAAAAGAGAATCCTGCGCGTCAATAAAACGTATCATTATATAGGAAAAGGAAGAGAATTTACGACGCCGCCAAAAACGCCCGGAAGTATTCGCGACGTGACAATTCCCTCCGTCGTTCTTGATGCAATCCAAGCCCTCTCGAAGAAAATGTATGGAGAGCCGGACAGGATTATTCCCATATCGGCGGAGGCTTTGCGTCAACACTTTGATTATATAATAAGGAAAGCGGGGATAAAACGAATCCGCATACACGATCTTCGCCACTCCCACGCTTCTTATCTCATCAACAAAAACGTCCCAATAAAAATAATATCCGCCCGCCTCGGCCACGATAACGTGGAAACAACGCTCCGCACCTACGCGCACATATACAAAGACACGGAAGCAACCGTTTCCGAAATGCTGGAAGAAGATGCAAAAAAATATTCTTGTGGTCAAACTGAGGTCAAACAAAAATAAAGCCCGCCAAAGTGCCTTTATTTATAGGCAACCTTGACGGGCTTTTTGATATTCTATAAGAAGTATTGTGATTTAATACCCCTTGCCAACGTGTGTATTTGCTTGTTTTTTACAAGCGTTTTTATCTTATATTATATTTTATTTTTTGGCAATAAAATATTTTGCGGTCAAAATGCGGTCACGGATTATTTTGCAATCGCAACTCCGACGGCCACAGCAAACAACGCTTCCCAAATGTTCCTCTGATTACGGAGCCTGTTTTCCACCTTGTCCCGCTCTTTTTCGTATGCTTTGAATGATGCGCTGGCTTTCTCCAATTCTTCGTTCGCTATCTTCAACGAGGCTTGCGCATTCTGCGTTTCGTTCCTCGCTGTCTGCAATTCGCTCCGCAGCTTCATCAATTCTTCCTGCGACTTCATCAGTAAGTTTAATGCTTCCGTCAATTCGTTCCCCTGCGTCGATAATATGCTTTTCAGCGTCGCGTTGTGCTGCTCCAGTGTTGCTAAGTTCTGTTCTAACGTCGTCAGCTCGCTCTCGCTGATCTGATACAGGCTCTCGGAGCAGATACCAACAGACGGCCACAACAAACAAAACGCCAGCAACAAAGAAAAAACTTTGCCAAAACTTTTCTTTATCCACATTCTATACCCTCCTTTAAGAACCAAAACCGTTCAATTTTGGCTCTTATTAAAATTAAGAACCAAAAATTTTAATTACCGTTTCTTAATTAAACTACGCTTTCTTTGCGTTCTCGGCCCAATAGTTATGATACCAATTCGCCTTCCCGCGCAGCACGTCACCGCCGCGCGTGCCGTCCTCCGCCCACGGATTAAAGACGGGGCTTTCCTTCGTCCCCAAGTATTCCAAATCCCACCGTTCACAAGTTGTACGCGGCCCGTACAAATCTTCTGGATCGTAGAACTCTAAACTATCAGCAGCCTCGCCATGCGTGAGCACGTTATCCTTATTGATCGTGAGCCATGTTCCGTCACAGATAGCGGCGACCACTTGTGAAAAGACTTCTATCTGTGAATCCGTCGGCGGCTCCTCGCCCAAATCTTCCGTCGTAGCGTCAACGCAACAGCACATAGCCACGCCGATTGTGCCAGTATTCAAATGCCAAGTATGGGAAAGCGTTTCAGCAAACGAATCCTCCGCTATGTAAATCTTTCCGTCGGTCGTTACGCTGACATGATAATCATCAAAGAGCGAATCTCCCCAGCCAGCCGTCCAGTGCATGATGCAGAGCGGGCGGTCACGTCCGACAGATTGCGATTGCGCGAATAATTCTTCCCGGCTTGCGTTTGCAATATCCCGAATGTCGTTGATAAATACTCGTTTCATCTGCTTTTCCTCCCTCGCCGCCACAGAAGCCCGTGGACGGCTTTTCTTTTACTTCGCGACTGTTTCCCTTCGGGCGGTTTATTTCGCCGCTCCTCGCCCCTCCTGCGAGGTCATTTTATTTGCTCTCTCCGTTTTTCGAGAATGTCATGGAGCTGTCCCGCTTCTTCCACTCCGGCGTCTTGTAAATTTTCGAGAATCGAAATTAACTCCGTCACTGAGAGATAACCTACCAAGAGAACGACGGCCCATTGTGGCTTGTCCATGGTCATCATGATATGATCGGCCAGCGCGCCCGCGAACACTACAAGCAAATAGACAATTATCTTGCACAAGAAACGATGCTTCATTGCCTCGCTCTTTATGTAGCCCGCTGCCCGTGCCGCAGGGATATTTACAACACACTTCCACAAAGTCACGTTCTTTTTCCGCTTGCGCTTTGTCAAATACTCTTTCGACAAAGCGATCCATTTTGTAACGAGATCAATAATCACAAGCGCGACAAACGCGAGAAGGAGCTGGCCGTGCATGGAGCAGGCCGCGCCGACAATACTTGCGCCGACAAACTTTACCGCGCCATTGTTTCCCAAGTTGGCGGCGGTTCCTTTCGCGCTATGGAAAAGCTCTGCAAAATCCATTTACTCCGCCTCCCTCTCAAAGAAGAACGTTACGCGATTTGCAATCATGCTGCGCGTGTCGAATTTCGCGTCCGTGTCAAGCTTCCATCCCAATAAGTTATTCCAGTGGACTGTCCAGCCGAACGCTGTGAATATCGGCGCAGTGTTCTTATACATCCATCCGTCCCCGTTTACCTCATCCACATAGATCGTGTTTTCCGATTGGTTCACAAGGAGAAGCGGCGAGGAAGTGTAGCCAAGCACATAGAATCCCCAGCCATAAGCGTTGTTGCGCATGAGCCACAGCGTCCGGCAGAAGTATCTCTTTATGACTTCCCATATCGTGAAGTCATTATTGATACACTCCACGAACCACCGCTCGCGGTTCACGCTGCGTAAATACTGTGTCGTGTCCTTGTACTCGCGATAGTGGGCGGCCCAATCGTATTTGAAAATACTTGGCGCACACTCCACCGAATCGCTACAATCAAGCGAATTGTCCCACGTCTGCCACAGATGGAACACCCCCGGTAGCTCGCCCTCTTCATTGGAAAAGAAAACCACGATCCAGTTTGTCAGATAACAAACGACGGACGCCAATAAAGAGCACGGCAGATAAAACAACCATCGAATCACATTAAACCACTCTCCCTTCTTTTATTAAAAAACGGGAAAGGCCGTGCAGCCTTCCCCGCTTCTTTACTTGTGTTACATTTTGGAAAGCATCTCGCGAAGCATTTCCTTGTCGTGTCCCTGTGCTTCCTGCATCAAGGCTTCAAGCTTTTCGCGCATACCGTCCCGACTATATCCCCTGTCGCGACTGACGAATTGTCCGTTCATACCGCGTCCGCGACGATAGCTGTTGCCTTCGTCATCGTAGGAATTGCGGAAACTGTGGCCGTCGAATTGCTCCATGGCCTCAATGGTTTTTATTTTCGTGATACCGCTGACGGCGGCCTTCGCCGTTTCGATAGAGGATTTGTCCTTGAAGTGGCCTTCCTCCGCGTAATCACGCAAAACCTCCTGGAACATTTCACAAATTTTATTCATTACTCTGTCCATCGTTTATCACCCCGCAGCCGTCGTAGTAGCGGGTTTCAGCGCAGTAATAAGCTCCGCCGTCTGTGCGGTCTGCGAAGCCGCAAGCGCCGCCATGTTGAGCTGCGTGCGGAGCTGTTCGTTCGCCTGTTTGAGATTGTCAATCTCCAACTGGCAAAGCTTATCTTGAATGCCCTGGAAGCCCTGATTCTGCGACATAACAATAGCGTTCGTGTTCGCGGCATTCTGCGCCATGAGATCACGGAGGCCGTCGCTGATTGCCTGACGGTCAGCGCAATTCTCCGTAGCAATCGTATATTTAAGGTCTGCAATGCCCGCGCGATTTTCGCAGCAGCAATTCTGCAAGCTCATTGCCAGCGTGTTCATGCCCTGGCTCGTCGCCATCTGATTTGCGTTGAGCGTCTGCAAAAGATTCATCTGTGCGTTTGCCTGTCCGACTGCCGCATTGGAGAAGCCCGCGCCAATCTGATTCTGAATAGACGCAAGCGTACTCTGCGTCGCGCTCTGGTCAAAGCCGCGCTGCATATCTGCTACCGCGCCGCCATTGCCATAGCCGCCCCAATTACCGCCCCCAAAAGCGAACAGGAAAAGAATGAGCACCCACCAAGCACCGTCGCCGCCCCAGCCGAAGCCACGGCCACCATTACCGCCGTTCAGCACGGCGGCCACATCCGCAGCGGTCATGCCGCCACCATCTGTCAAAGCCATAATAAATCACACCCCAAGTTTTTATTTATACCCTGCGCAGGAGTATTTCAGTTTTTCCGCCCCATGATTTGCGAAGCCATTTGCGAAAGCTGATTGTATTGCGCCTGTGTCATCTGCCCGCTGTTCAAGAGTTCTTGCACAGCCTCGCGTGGATTCTTCTGCATCTTGGAAAAGTTCTCGGCAAAAGTCTGAAACTGTTGGAGCATATTCATCGGGTTATTCATCCTTCTTGCCCTCCCCAAGTGCCTCTAATACTTGATTTAGTTTGTCTTGCAGCTTTGCAAATTCTTCCCGCGTGACGGCGTTCTCAGCTCCGGGCGGCGATATTTCCTCGAATTTAAACTTTCTCATTTGTTGCTGGAAGCCGTTCTGATCCGTAGTCTTTAGCCAAAAAGTGCAGGCCGAAAAATCAATCAATGCAACTGTAGTGCCGGAAGCCACTGGGTACATCTGCGCCCCTGCCTCTCCGTTTACAGATACGAGCATTGTTTGATTCTGCGCCTGCGGCTGATTGTTGATAAATAAGTTATTCGGGTAAGCCATTTTCGTCGTCCTCCTTCGCCCAATAGTAAATCGGCGTTTCGTCGCCGCTGTCCCATGTGTCGTAATAATCTCCGTCCACTACGGTAACAACGTGCGAGCCAGTTCCCAAGAGGTAACGCCCCGAAGGATAGTCACGGCAAAACTCCGCTACTGTGTAGCAGTCCGGGCAAGTGTCCGGCAGTGTGTGTCGTTTGTACCCGCTATCCTTCAAGAACGCACCCCAAACAGGATTAGAGGAGGGCATATCATACATCTTATATCCTTGCGCCACAACGCCCATATAGGCGGATTGCCAATCGGTTTCCATCAGTTTTGAAACTGCCCGTATTACGCAATCACCCACAATGGCCTGCGCCGGATTCGGATTATAATAGACAAACATTTCATCTCACCCTGCCGCAAATTATGGCACGGATCGACGAAAGGAAAGTCATTGAAAAGGAAGAGAAAAGCGCCTCATTTGGAGGCGCTTATAACCTTGCTGATTTTTATATAAGATTTTTGGAGTGATCTTTTTACGTTGAACTCACTGCAATGTAGCACGTCCGCGATTTTCACAATCGTTTCGGAACGGAGGATATGCCGATTTAAAATCTCTTCCTGCTCCGGCGTAAGCTTTGCCTCATAGACTAAGGCGTTGTATTCGCTCCGCGTGGATTGCTTCAATCGTAGCCGCGCGGCTTTGCAGTCAGGATTCATGATTAGTTTCCTCCGTTTCGTTTATATTTTCTTCTTCGTCCTCCGGCACATAGCGCACGCAGGCTGGATTCTGGCAAGTCCCATCTTCTCTGAGCTCTTTCCGACAGCGAATGCAGCGTTTCTTTACTATAGCCATTTACTCCGCCTCCTCTTGTATCTTCTGATATTCCTCATCATACCAAGCGTCCAGCTCTGCCATTTCTTCCTTGTCCGCCGCCATCGCTTCTTGGTCGTCGTGGAGCGTGTCGTCCGTGTACTGCTCGATTAAGAGAGCTTTCTGCCGCGTGTATTCAGCGTCAAGCTCTTCATACTTCTTGCTAATGTCATACACCCAAACGCCCGACGCGCTGGCGATATAATCCCCTTCGGGCCGCTCTTCCTGCATCAGTACTTCGTTTTCCTTCGGACTGTACTGCACATTGTCAGCGATTACCGTCTGCTGTGCTGTTCCTACAATAGCATAGATTTTCATGCGTTATTCGCCACCTTTCCGATTTTCCATACTTTGACGCGACAAGGAAGTGTGTATGTCGTAGTCGAAATACTTGAAAATGGGAAAACTCCCCAAGCACCATTATCGCTTGCTGCCAAATAAGTTTTCCCTGTCTGAATTACGATTGAACCATCAAAATCAAAAGCCTGCACTCCAAGCGATTGACTTGAACTAAATGTACGGGCTGGCAATTCGCCCCATTCATTGTTTGAAAAAACCTCTGCAATACAACGAACATGATAGCCGGGGAATGGATTCGTTTCGACATACCTTGTATTGTATGTTATGCTCGCCGGACTGCTTTCGCTCCCGCCATTGGGATAGATAATGGCAAAACCGTCCTCATAGACAACGCTTTCCGTCGTATCGGCCAGCTTCTGCTCGCCCGTCGCGGTGAGGTTTGAAAGGTTTTTATTCGCACCGTCATCGCTAATCAAGCCTTTATACGTCCAAACAACGGAGCCGTCCGTAATCGTGCCGCCCTCCACCGCGCCGGAAAAATCGGGAGCCGTTGCCGCCGTCGTGCCTGCCGTCGTACATTCCAAAACCAGCGGAGAAGGCACGGTGGAATAAAACGCAACAACGCCCTCCGCGTAGGCCGTGGAGTTCTTGCGAACGAGATAGGTAATTCCTGCCGCCTCCGACGCCGACTGCGCGGCCGCGTCCTCGCTGGCCTTCGCCGCGACTTCGGAATTGTGCGCTGCCGTCGCGCTGTTTCCCGCAGCCGTGGCGCTGTTTCCGGCATTCGTTTCGCTGGTCGCGGCCGCGATCTTGGAATTGTTGGCCGCCGTCGCGGAATTTCCTGCGTTCGTTTCGGAAGAAGCCGCAGCCACCTGGCTATTGTAGGCCGCCGTTGCGGAGTTCCCCGCCGCCGTGGCACTACTGCCTGCCGCGACTTCTGAATTGTACGCCGCTGTTGCAGAATTGCCCGCCGCCGTGGCGGAGTTACCCGCTGCCGTTTCACTGGCCGCCGCAGCAAGCTCGCTGTTGTGGGCAGCCGTAGCCGACGCTGCCGCATCAGCGGCGGCCTCAAACAAATCGGCAACCAATTCTTCCGGCGGCGTATCGCTGGCCTGGTCAACTTTGATGGAGCGATCCGCTTCTTCTTGGAGCTGCTGAATCATCATTACCGTTCTGTCAAACTCGCCCTCCACATCTTCCGCGAAGAACGGGCCGAGGTTTTCAAGATTCAGCTCCTGCTCGTTCGGGATTGCGCGGCGGATAACGATTTTCTTGTCTGCCGGGAGCGGATCACCCGTTGTCGGGTAAGTGACCGTTTTCGCCTGCGTGTCAATTGTGAAATTGGTTGTTTCCTCCGACGTTCCCGCCTCGTTTGTAACGTACACTTTGACATACTCGCCGTCGGTTTCCAGCAGTGCAAAAGTAAACGGGAATACTGTTGTACTCCCGTTTCCTGCGTACACGTTCTTGACGGTTTGATTCTGTACGCTCATAATGCTTCATCGTCCTTTCTTTTTTGGTTTTATCAAATGCGCCTATGCGCCTTGATTACTTGCGCTCGTTCTTCGGCCTGCGCCTCATAATATCGCCAACTTCCGGCGACATACCATTGAGCAGAATATCTACGGCGTTCCAGAAAATGCGGTTTAACTGATTAGGAACACCCGCAAACATCGTGGCCGTGTTGATAAGGCCCTCTGCCTTGTCTTGCTTTGTCGCTCTGTCGCTATGAATACGTTGAATTGACCGCCTGACGTTTTCAACGGTGGATTCAATCGCAGACATTCTGTAAGTGTATTCGTGCATTCCAAAAACGACGCCAGCCAATGCGTTCCCCAGTTGCCCTTGCGGCCCCATCATAGAAAAGGAATATCCTTTTAATTCCTTGATAAGCTCCGGCCATTTGTCCTCGTCGTCAATGCCAAATGGATTCTGCAAAGCCAACGCCAACGCAAGCATTGTCTGTCCGAGCCATTTGTAAACGACATAGGAGCAGACATTGGCAAAAGCTTCCTGTTTTTGCCCCATTGTCCACTGCTTAGATGCAAGCCGCTCCATGCGCAAAAACTCATTGAACCTCGCATTGAAGAAGCTTTGGAACATGGTCAATGCTTTTGCCAATGGGCCGCCGCGCTGCATAGAAGAAACATCCGAAATTCTGGACGATCCAAGCACACGACGGACAAGTGAATCAGCATAATCAATAGCTTCCTGCTCCGTCCATCCAGCATTGATTTTCTTGTTGTACGCCGTCAGCCAGTTCGGAATTGCCGTTGCGTTATCCGTCATAGCCATTGCTTTTATGCCGACTTCGCGGAAGAATTTCTCCCAAGCAAATTCCTTTTTCTCGTCCACAATATCGCGGACAGTAATATCAGGAAGTTCGCACCGTTCACGCAGGAAGGACGACTTTGAGAAAACAAAGTCAACCATTTCCGCATGGCTTCCCGGCAAATGGTATTTCAGCATATACGTCCCAAGCGCGGTAAGATTGTCCGCCATCGTGTAGCCCTCAATCGCGTTGCCATACAGCAAGGCGTTCGCGTAGTTCTGCGCAATGACTTTAAGATTCAGCATAATAACCGCGTGCGACGTGCGCTGCCGGAGCCAGTTTATTTGGTCGCCAAGAAGCTTCTCAAACTCGGTCAAGGATTTGCTGTTGCCTTGTGGATCAGCGGAATACTCCAACATTTCTTTAAAGGATTGCATACGCGCCACGCCGACTTTGCTTTTCAGCGTTGCAAAAAGCTCTTGGTCATTCAGCACGCGCCGGAAATCGTTCATCGTTTCGCGCCAGCAAAGGTCATGAATAGATTCGTACATCTTTTGCGTTTCCGCGCCAGGGAAAAGATTGACCGGGTAACGCGCGTTCGTCCTTGCTTTCGTCGCGCTTGTGTTCGTGTGATACGTTCTGATTCGTCTGCCTTGCAACGGATCGGCGTCGTCTACCTCTGCATTTGCAGCATGTGAACCCGTTTCCCCGTTCCGCATCAGCGGGAAATACCCGCCGCGAAGAACAACTTCTTCTCCGCGCAACACATCCAATCCGTTTCTAATGTTCAGGACAACGGGCGTTGCCTCTACCTTTTTCAAGCCGAAGCCTTTCACTCGCTTTTCCAGCTCGTTCTTTTCGCCCCAGAACATTTCAGCCGCGTCAATCTTCCGCTGTGCATATTCCACATCTTCTTTTGTAAGTACACGTCCCAAAAAGTCAATCAGGTTTTGCCGTGTTTGCTCCGCTGCCGCCTGCCGATTCTCCACAGTGTCAGGAATAACCCAAATAGTCCCTTTTTCAAAACCTACGGGAACCGTTTCGCAAAGACGCTGAGAGTTCTCTTTGTTGCCAAGATTGATGAGCATTTTGACAAGCGTATGCTTTGTTACGGAGTTTCCAAGCTCATCGTAATAGACTTCCTCATTGGCCGCTTTTTCCGCCGCCTCGTCGGGCAGCCATTTCTTCAAAGCCTCTGCGTCTGCTTTGTCGTATGCCTCCCGGTATTCATACTCTTTATCCGACGCACGTTTAATCATGTTCCCCCAAGTCTGAGAGAACCAGCCATAGGTTGCGTCGTCAAGATATTCCAAGAAGCTGTCAAGCGTTTCCAAAGATGCCGTGAAACGCTCCATTGCCGTTGCTTTCGTCGGCTTGTTCGGGTTTGGCGTCCAAATGGTTTTCAGCTCAGAAAGCTTGTCCATCATAAACTGTTTCGTGTTTTCCCACGTTTCTTGACGATTAAACGTATTGACGCCCTTCTGCGCTTTGACAATCGCCTTAATATTCTTGATCGTGTTGACAACATCTTCGTACTGCTCCAAGGTCAGCATGTTAATGTCGCTAATGGGAATATTCCCGTCAAGAATCCACAGCGGAATATCCACGCAGTCAAATTGCTGCTCCATTAGTTCGGCATACTCCGCAAGGGTTTTGATTTCCGCGCTTTCAGCCGCCGCTTTATGGACGGGCCGCGCAATGCCCATGCGCTCGAAAAGCTTACTGATTGCCGCAAAGTGCGTTTCGTTTAGCCATGCCTCCGGCTTTAGCTTCACTTGCGCCTTTACAAATTTCTCATTCTGCTTTTTCCGGCGGGCAATTTTGATGCTCTCCGATGCCATTGCGTGCCAGTACGCTTGCAGATTCTTCTGCGTCAATGCCTCGTCGAATTTCTTCTTCGCGAGGAGCTGCGCACACTTGACCGCCGCGTTTCGCTCCGCCGTCATAAATTTACTTGTGCGCGTCGCTTCCTTCATGTTCATCTTGGCGAGATCGTTCCGCGCCAAATTCTTTGCCTGCTGCTTCCGTGCGGCGGCGACTTGCGCGTTAATCTTCGCCTGTTCTTTCCGTTCTTCTCTTCTCTGCTCTTGGACGGCCTGCCGTTCTTTTGCTTTTTCGGCGTATTCCTCGATAAGCTGTTGCTCTACGCCGATAAGCAAAGCCTCGTCCTCGTTGTAGAGAGATTCGCGGATTGCGTTTTCGTAATTCTCTTTTTCGTTCTCCGGGGACATTTCCGCAACGATTTCATTGATTCTCTGATTGATTGCTCTTGCCTTTGTCGGGCTTTGCTCAATATCCTTCATCATTTCGTCAGCGCTGGAATATCCGTATTGCTCCGCCGTCATATTCGCTTCAAGCAGGAACCTCTCGCTCCCTGCCGCGCTCGTTTCGTTGTAGTTCTCGTTCAGCTTTGCAAGCCTGTCCTTGATTTCCTCGCACGCTTCAATATGGCGTTCAATATCCGCAAGGCGTTCTCCTTCTGCGGCCATAGCCTGCGCTTCTTCCGCGTTTGTAGGCGTCCATCCTTCGACTTTCGGCGCGTTCGCGTCGCCGGAAACAAGCAAGCGCGCCATTTCTTGAAGTTCCTTTTTATTCGGCTTCCGTTTATGTTCCGCGTAAAAATCGCGATACCACTGCGCGTTATTGGAAACGCGAACGCCGCGCCCGTCCCTTCCTTCCTGCGGGACAATATCGACGCCCTGTCCCATACCTTTTTCAAGAGCGTCAAGCGCTGGCTTTAGTATTTCATCTCTCTGCTTCACATAATCCGCGCGAACATCGGAAAGGCCCTTCTTCCAATTCTTCGGATTCATGGCCGCCGCAAGATGCGCGACTTCATTTTGTATTGCAGAAACATCGGCAGCAAACGCGCGATCAATAAAATCGTCCGCCGTCCAAATGCCAGCGCCCGCCTGTTGATCCCGGAGCATTCTGAACCGAGCCGCGTCCGCTTTGTCATATCCGCACGCATACACAGGCCGCTTGCTGACTTCTTCCTCCACGCGCGGGCGAATTTCTTCCTTGAATTTCTTGACTTCTTCGCGCCGCTTCTTGGAGTAATCTTTCAGCGCGCGGCGGGTAAGGATATACACGGCTTTTTCCCGTGCCTTTGCGATATAGTCCTCTACCTTCGCCCGCGTTTCGTCGCTCATATTTTCCGTGATTGCGTCTGGCAGTTTAGAGAAATAGCCGTTAATGCGCTCCATTTCGGCAATGTCATCTTCGGCGGCAAGCATACGGTCAAAGACTTCGCGCACTTCGTCCGTCAGTTCTGCGTAGTTCTCGCTCCGTTGTAGCGTCCTATAAACGTCCCGTAACCATTGCGCAAACTTCTTGAATACGCGCCGGAGTTCATGGGAAGGAGCGTTCCCTTCCATGATGTAGGATTCGCCAGCTTCCGCCAGCTTTTCATGGGCCTTGCGGCGTCCGTCAATATCTGCCGCCGCCCATTCCTCCATTGTCATGCCGGAGTAATTCATCAGCGTTTCAAAGTCTTTTACGGTCTGCTCCGATGCCGTGCCGTCTTGGACTGTCTGCCACATTTGCTCGACAAAGAAATGCCAGGTTTCATGAATAACAGTGGAGGCGTCCGCGCCTTTGAAAAGAGTGATAATGTTGGTTGCGGGGTTATAATCACCCTTGCGGTTTTGGGCATAAGAAAAGCCGCTCTGATTAGAGCGGCCTTGATTCATCCTATAATCATCTAAATGTATTCTCTTGTCTGTTTCTATCTGTTCTTTGTAAAGTTCTTGGAAAAGATTTTCTGCCCCATCCCGTTCTGCGCCTACGCTATACGACGGCGGGCTTGTGTTCTCTCGTTCATCCCCGCCAAGTCTTTCGCTTCCTCCAACGTAAACGGCGTCATCTGCAATTTCAATGCGGTTTCCATAATCTCCTGCGGATTCGTCGATTCCTCCATAATCCTTACCCAAACTTTCTCTTGCTCTGATAACTTCAACATGATGTTCAAACACCTCCCGCGCAAATCTAATATCCACAGCCCATTTATTCTTTGCTACACCTTTTTTATTAAAATTAACAACATATCTGCGAACGGCTTCTAATCTTTCACGAATATCATCTATTTCTTTTTGAGAGCTTGCAGATTGAATATCACCAAGAACGCTATTTATTTCTTTAACTGTATCGTTGAATAATGTTTTTTGCTCCTCAAACTCCAACCCGTTATTATGAAAAGTGTGTAACGACGTTTCGTCAATCAATTTTCGGAAACTCTTTATGTCGTTTACATTCGCTCCAACCATTCCTTTTCCTGCGGGACTTTCTTCCCGTTTTTGCGAATACGGTATTTCCACATCATCAAAAACAATCAGCGCGTCGCTTGTGTGCGGCGTAGGCATTTGATTTTTCTGCCTCTCAAAAAATGTTTTCGCAAACGTGGCGCGCCGTACTTCTTCGTCGTTTCCGTTTTGTTTTGCTTGCTCGATTCGTTCATTAGCAGCGGCAATGCTCTGTTCGAGCCTTGCCCTGCGTGCTACCTCACGCGCTTCCTGCTCGCCGCCAATACGCTCATAAAGGGTAAAATCATCCAGATTATCATATTCCTGTTTATATTGTCCAAGCGTTTTCAGCGCGTCGCGCACGTCGTCGGCAGAACCGCCAGCGGCAAAATTCTCGATTGTCTGAATCAAGTGTGCGACTTCATGCACAAGCGTTGATTTCATTGCCTCGTCGCCAATGTGCTTCCCGTTCAACGCGATTTCAAAATTCAGCACGTCGGCCTCGCCGTTTGTGTTTTCCTCCATGTTCGGATCAAGCTTGACTTTTACCGTCCTAAGAATCGGATATGCGTTAAAAAGAGCTTCATTGTAATAAACGCGGGCAAGCGGCAGTTCTCCAAGTTTTTGTATGCCGGACAAGTCAACGTCGTTCAGATTGTCTTTAATCTCAAACCGCCATTTACTGTCAATCCCTTTGAACCAGCCCGTCTGCTTATAAATCTCATCTGCCGCCGCGCCGTTTTCCTCCATCTGCTGCGCCTCGGTCAGCTTTACCTTGTCGGCAGTTTCAGCGTTCTCGCCCGCGAATTGCGCGTACCCTTCCGCATTTTCGCCATAGCGGAAACTCAGCTTCTTTAGCATCTCGGCAGGATTATTCCACATACGCGCGCGCGACAATAGATTTATCATTTCTTTCGTCACGTCCGCTTTTATGCCTGCGGCCTTTGCCGCCTCTCTCATTTCGCCTTCAATTCTGTCAAGCTCAGTGCGTACTTCGTCCTCCTGCTTCTTCTTTGCTGCCGCCCATGCCTGCTCCTGCCTATCCTTATTGACAGTATAACCGCCATCCTCAAAGGCCGTATCGTCTTTCACCGCATCCAAGAAGCCGTCGAAGGCCGCGCTCGTCGCCTCATAATTGCCCAGCTTTATGTCAACCGTGTCGCCGTCGGCAGCGGCCTTTTCTATCGTGTCCACAGATACGCCAAGAGATTCAGCGACTTTCTCAATGCCTTTCTCCTGCGCGTAGCCATACAGAGCCTCGCCGTCCACATGGACGTTTTGATTCTGCAAATTGTCGTTTATTACAGCGGCTGCGAACGGCGGATTTATACCCTTGCCGCCAGCTTCCTTGATACGCTTGACCGTGCTTTCGACGTGCTCCATGCCCTCGTTATACATTTCACGCTGCATGGCGCGCTTGACGCTTCCCTCCAGGCGGTTGTCGATAGCGAGATGGAGTGCGCCCGCGCCTCCGCCAAGCCCTGCACCGATAAGGCCGCTATACAGCGCATCAGGAAGGATTTCCCCTTTGTGATCCCACATCGTCTGAAAGATTTCACGGGCAACTTGCGAAGCTTCTTTTCCTTCCGCATTCGTTTCTTTCGCCCATATCATAGAAGCCTGTTCCGGGTATTCCTGCAAAAACTCCGTAAACCCCTCTGTGAAAATATCTTCCGCTACTTTGCGGACGCGCTGCCGGAACATGGTATTGCCGGGGAAACGCTTCATGAGCTTTGAAAATCCGATATATTCAAGCGGCGTCTGCACGGCAGCATTAAACAAAGCGGCCTGTCCGGCGGTCTTTACGTCAACGCCCTGATCGCGAAGTTCCTTGTATTCCTCGCCGCCAATTTGCAAAGCCATAGCGGGAAGCGTACCATATCCGCCCGTGGCAAGGCCGACGGCCATTTGGCCGCCAAGCTGTCCTGCGCCCTGCGCAAAATCATAGGCAAGCCGCTCCGCCGAGCTGTCCGCCCGTACTTTGTACGGCTGAAAGATTTCTGCATCCGCCGCACTGTCCAACGCTTTTATAAAGTCCTCATCCGCTTGCATACGGTCAGGATTCATTTCATTCAATGTTTCGATATTGTAATCCCTGACCGCCTGCAAGCCACGAAGGACGCCGCGCGGAACAGATACAACGCCGTTGTAAAAAGACTTGCCAAGATTCAATGCTTTATCAGAAGCGGTCTGCTGTTCTTGAAAATCCATTGTGTCATACACAGACAACAGGCTTGCCACATTGCTTGTTACGGGCGCATACTGTGTGCCGGATTCTAATCGCTTTTCGTATTCTTCAACGCTCAACATAGCAGAACAGTCCTTTCTTTATCTTCTGTAGCCGGACAAGTCTTTCATCTTCATAATATCCTCGCCGGACATATAAGCATATTTCCCGTCTGCGCTTTCAAGCACATATCCGTCGTCGCCCGTCTGTCTTATCGTGTCATAACCATTTGCCGCAAGGATTCTATACGGAAGGATTACGTTTTCCTCCGTGTTCATCCAAGTGCCTTTATCGACATATTGCCCGCCGTGGTATTCTTCCGTGAATGCTTTTGCCACGCGATCCGCCAAATCTTCTTCCCATCCCGAAAACAACTGCCCTTTGTTGTCGGCCAGCATCTTGTAATACTGGAAGCGCGCAATCCGTTTGAACGTCTTATTGAACGACTTCTTGTCCTCAATCATTCTTTCGTCAATATCGCAATACGCTTTTATATCGTCATACGGGATGGCCCATTCGCCTTTATTGTTTTTATAGTCTTTATAAAGCTTCATGAGCTTGTTGATTTCCGTTGTAGACGTGATTCCACGCTGCGCGCAATAATTTGTGATTGCAGTTTCGTCAGCGCGGCCCGTCGAAATTTCATCCCGCACAAGCTCCATATCTGTTTCATTGACTTTTTCCGATGGCTGCCGCCTTGCCCCCTGCTCTGCGGCCTTTTCGTTCCGGCGCTCGATTGCAGAAACCGTCTTTTCCATAGCAATGCGGGTATGATCGTTATAAGCATATTTATCTACAATGGCTTTGTATTGCTCAATGTCATCAATGCCCTGATTCATCAAATCCCACATCTCGTCCTGTGCTTTCCCTATCGTTATATTTTCCGTTGCCTTGTACGCATTGTATCTATGATTGTAGTCAGCACGGCCTTTCTGCTTTGCTTCCTCCAAGTCCATTCTGTAAAAGTTTTCATCGTAAACCGCGCCCACGCCGTCCGATTGCGGCGCACTGTCGATCACATAGTAATCCGCGCTTTCTTGATTAAATATCTCATCAAGAGAAAATGTAGCGTCGTCGCTGTGCCGGACGCCGCCGTTCGGATCGTTAATCATAACCCTGCCGTTTGCGTCAATGCCGGAGTAAACAAGGAAATGACCGTAATCCGTAAACATTCCCGGATCGTGCGCGGCGACAACGGGAATGCCTTTTTGCAGAAGGTTTATGACTTCCTCTTTGTCGCTCGTCTGCCGCATCTCGACGCCGTAATGCTCCGCCACCGCAGGAACAAAATCCGCACCGTGAACGCCGTCACTCGCAACAAGTCCGTTGTTTGTAGCGTAATCAGCTACCTCGACGGGGCTTATGTATTTGCCGACGGCCCACGACAAAGCCATTGCCATTGACGTTGGCGCGCAGCCGCTTGTCCCAAGCGTTCCATTACTGAACGGCCTATCCGCCCAATTATCGTCCCACTGCTTGAACAAAGGAAGATTGTGTCCCCTTGCGTTTTGTCCTTGGTTGTGTTTCCCCTGGTAGTTCTTTTCAATCCATTCGTCAACTTGCTCCGGCGTAGCACCGGGGCCAAGGTCAGCCCACATTCTGTCATTAAAAGCAAGCGTTTGCGCTTCCTGCTGACGTTTACCGATTGCCGCAAGCGTAGCAGACATTTTAGCCGGACTGATTGCGTCTTTATATTTATTGCATATATCTTGCATACGGGCGTAATCGCTCATGGAAGAAGCAAACGCAAGCGCACTTTCAACGATTCCACGCTTTGCCGCCATTGTCTGATTCTGAATCATTTCCTTGCCGTAATTCTTGTAACGGTCTTGAATAAGCGGCAATGCCCGATTTATGCCGGATTCAATCGCCAAATCAGAATATCCGCCGCTTGCAACAATTTCCATGCAGGACGTGAGCTGATTATTAAACTGCGTTTCGTGGTATGCTTCCGTTTCCGCGATCTGATACTTCATCATATTGTTGCGGCGCGTGTTGTTGTCCCGCTCCGTATAGATATTGAAAGCCTGCCCCGCCTTGCCGTAGTTTATGAAAGCGCCGAATTTTTTGCGCACCTGATCCAGCGCTTTTTGATGCAGCTTGTCGTAATCCTGTACTATGTTCAGCGCGTTCTCCTGCTTCTTCTGCATCAGCTCCGCCGTGCCTTCTGACATAAGGCGGTTATACTCGTTATTGGCCTCCATAACTTTTCCGCTGTCGTACTGCTCTTTCCAGTTTTCATAGCCTTTAATAAACACTCCGGCCATGTTTGCGCCTTCGCGTGCAAGCGCACGCTCCCCCGGATTATCGTAGGAAAGGCCGACGGGCTTTGTAAAATGTTCTTGCGGCGCGGCAAGCTGACCGCGCGACTGATATGCTGCAAAATTAGCCATAGCCTATCACCTCTTTGCCCACGAACCATAATACGGCGTATTGGAGTTATTACTTAATATATGCGCGCCAATACTTGACGGGCTTCCACTATAAAGAGAACCTTGATATGTTTGACTGTTTGCCGTTTGAACCGCGCTGCTCTTGCTGCTGTAAAGATTCCCAGCAAGGGAGAACACGCCGCCAAGCATATTGCTCCAAAATGCCCGATTGCCTGCGGCCTCATAATCGCGGGCGTTCTTATAAAGCATAGATTCATTCCATTTGTGCTTATTAGACTGATTCGCGTAGTCCGTACCAACGCCAAACCATTTATCAGCCTCATTGCGCCCGTTATAATGATTCATTTCCGTTTCGTAATCTATCTCGTCCCTGCTCTGCTCGACAAGCGCGGAGGCAGAGCCTGTGTTGGTCAGGCCGGATTTACCAATATTTGCGATTTGTTTGTTGACATACAAAAGCTTTCTCCTGCGCTCATCCTCCACATTCTGCGCATTGACGCGCGCGGTTTCCTCCGCCTGTTTATTCGCTTTCAGCGCGTTCTGCTGTGCGACTTCTGCCTCCTGCGCTTGTAGCTGTGCGTTTGTTCTTGCCTGTGCGGCCGCCGCTTCATACTGCTGTTGCTGTGCCCGGCCAGCCAAAAAGGCCGTGCCAAGCGTGCCAACGATTGCTCCAACAAGTCCCATTTCTATCATTCCTCTCCAAATGTAAACTTATGATACGGCAAGCCGTAAATACCATACGGAGCGGCAGGATAGATTTTCGCGCCCAGCCATTTCAGCCATGCAATCGTCCTGTCGTTTCCTTCGTCCACATAGTTATATAGCAAGTCCCAATCATTAAGAAAGGCGCGGATTCCGCGCCTTGTCCATTTGCCAGTATATACTTTATGTTTCGCCGTTTCCTTTGTCGCAAGCATCCAAATAACGCCCACATTCTCAAACGGCGTTTTCCTTACCACGCCAAAGGCGGCCAGCGGTACGCCGTCACATTTGCAGACGTAGGCGCATTCTGAGGATTCCACGCAGTAATGCGCCTCCGTTTCCAGATTCGGCCCTATCAGCCCGACGATTTCCCGCCTGTCCTCCGGCCTCATCATGCGGGCAATCTCCCGCATATCTTCTTTTGTCGGCGTCGCGTAAGTAAATTTAGCCACCTGGCAATACCTCCGGGATAATCGACAGTACGGTCATAGGGAATGGATCGGCTTGCTTGATGAGAAGCATGAGCGTTTCTTCGTAATTCGACTGCGGCAGGGTAATCTTTTTCTTGCCGCTGTACGGATTAACAGGCGTTCCCCAAGGCTCCGTCGTCCGCCATTTTATCTCATCCATGGCGCTCTCGTCCCAGCCAAAGAGGCCGCCAATGGTATCTAAGAACATAACCGTTACATTCTGCACGCGCTTCTTTCTCGCGCCCCACGGGCCGTCCTGCCCGGCAAATTCAATCGGAAGCATCTTGATCCGCGTGTCGTATGCAAGGCCGACTTGCACGCTCTTGAACGTGCCGCCAATATCAAGGGAGCCGTCGTTTGCTACCGTCTGCCCCGTAAGCTTGTTGCCGTCACCGACAATCTGCACTTTCTTTCCGGCAAGCCAGGTCAGCCCCGTAAGGGAGGAAATGCCTGCCGCGTTATAAGTAGAATAATTCGCGTCCATGAAAACAGGCTCGTCGTTCGTCGTCATCTGCTCTATGCAGTAATTATCCCCGTGCTTCACGCACGCCCACAGCTCGTCCTCGGACGCTCCGGGGATAGAACATACGTCAATGAAGTCCCCGTCCGTATGATGCTGATGCCAGGCGTACACGTCCTGCTCTTTGATGTAGGTCATGCCCAAGAGCGTTCCGTCATTGCGCACACACCAAACGACGCTGTTTGGCGTTTGCTGATACGTCATGCCGACAATCTCCTGCCCGTCGAATAGATGAGCGGCCAAGAGGGAAACGTCGTCGCCTGTGTATTTGTCCACTTCGTAAGCATACGCCAGGTCACGCACCGTGCTTCCGTGCCGCTGAACATAGACAATGCGCCCGCCGATAATCACGGGCATTACGTCATTGATACCTCGATATTCCTGCGCGCGGGCCTGCTGATTCGACGGCGTGAATGCGTCGCCGCCGCCGCCCACTCGGTACTCGCCGCCGCTGGTCAGCATAAGCATTTCACCGAAGGAAACGATTGCTTTTACGCTGTTCATCTGTCCTGCGGAACTGGACAGCGTACCCGTAATCGCGTCGTCATCTGCCGACGGCGTGGACGTGCCGAAGTTGTAATAATCGCCCGTCTTGCTTGCCCAATAGGTTTGCGGCTGCGCGTCGCTTCCGGCAAATACAAGCCTGTCCTCGAAAAAGCCGATGGCCTGCGGATAACCCGCATTCTCCCGCCATGCGGACAAGGAGAAGTCCGGCGTAGCCGTTATCGCGCCAAGCGTGCGCATTACCGTCGCCGTGGCCGTCGTTGAATCCGTCACGGCGGTAATCTTCACAATGCCGTCGTATTCCTTCGCGAAAGACTGTATCGTCACATAACCGCGCTGGTCGGGATCCTCCCCCGTATGAACGGAGTTGTCAAACTCCGTACTATACACGCGATAGGAGCGTATTTCGTCGTCGTCGTTCGTGAAGGTCATATTGTAGTTTTGGGAGCGGTTGCCGCTCTGCCGTTTGAGCTGCGTCCATGAGCCGTCATCCGTAAGCTTTTCTACCATGAAGGAGCCGTCCCAGAAGCCAAAAGATTCAACGTAAACCGTGCCGCCCGGTACGCAAGTCACTTCAAGCGCCGTCGTTGGCACGCCCTTCTGGTATTGCCCAGGTACGGTATGTCCAAGCCGGAGCAGCAAGCCTTCCATTTCGCTTGTGAAATAGCTTGCGCTTGCCGTCAGCGTAATGTTTCCCGTCGCCGCCGATGCAGATATTTTCAAATCGCCTATATCTGGATCGTCAAAAGGCCCATTGGAAATATCCATAACCGCATACGTCCAAGACGTGTTGCTGTATCTTGTCAGCGTGGCCGGAGGATATTTCGGATGGACGAGAAAGAGAACGTCCGCCGACTGTGTATATTTTATCTGCGCCAAGTCCGCCGCTTTATATGGCGTCGTCACTTCAACGGGCGTGCCGCCACTTGTGATGATGCCGCCCTGCGTATAGAAACGCACTTTCTCCGGCGTAAACTCCAACACATAATTCTGTTCGGTATTGTAGCAGAACGGGATTAACCGTGCCGCCGCATTGTTTTTCGTCGTCGTGACAAAGCGAAAACCATTTCTCCGCGTCACGCCGCCGTATCTAAGGACGATAGCATTATAAAGCTCTGCCGCGCCCGCGTCGTATTTCTGTAAATCTATCCTCCCGTAAAGGGCGGGGGTAAGTTCCCCGCCCGCAAAGGAGGGTTTCAGTTGGTACATACCCATAGCTGCACCTCATAAAACAGTTTCAAATCTTGCCCGTATAAACGTCGAAGGCTCCGGCGGATTCACGTTCTGCTCGTTCTCAGCGTCGGCAATCGCCGTGTTGAATATGAGATCGTACTCCGTCCGGGCCATAGATATAATCTGCTCGTTGCCAGTGAGTTTCAGCGCGATAGACGCGGCCAGCTTCCAGCTCAATGCTTCGCAAAACAATTCGTCGAAAAGCGAGGCGTCTTTCACGTCTGCCGTATACTCCGCCACAACGCGAGGCTCATTGGTATAAAGCACAAGGCCGGATGTGTCGCTGACAATCTTGTACCGAATATCGGGAAGCGGCACGAAATGACCGTCCGGCGCTACTGAGTAAATCTTGCGTAAATAACAACAGTCCGCCGGGTACCTATAGGCGTATAGGTAATCCTGCGGACTGTCTGTCATTGCGGCAAGCTCTACCCGGCGCGTCGCCCACGGCCACGGATAACGCCGGAGAACCACGCGCCTGTCGTGCTCATAGAACTGATTGCACTTGCGCGCGGCCTCCGAGTTTTCCGTCAGCGCTTCAATCGGGCTTGCACCTATTCTTGTCAGGGTCATGTTGCAAATCTCGATCTTATCCATTTTTCTTCGCCTTTGCTTTAGCCTTTGCCTTAACTACCTTCGGCTCGTCCTGTTTGGGCTTTTCGGCTACTTCCACTTTCGGCTGCTCGACAACAGCCTCTTTTTTTATCGGTTTGTCAATCAGCGTAAAGTGTTCGGGAGGCGTGACGGTAGAATCAAAGTCTACCGCCTCCCCCTTCTTGTAATACCGATTTTCCCAGAAGCACGTCGCCTTGACAACGTACCTCATAATCAAAGCTCCGTCGTGAGGCCGTTCTGCATGGTAGCGGTAATCTCGCCGCCTACCGGGCTGGTTGCGTCAACCTTCATGCGAATGTAGCGGTTGCCCGGCTTGATCGGAGCATGGAACTGTGCCAGCGTGCAGGGCTTGGAAGTCTGCGGAGCAGAAGCCGGAACGCTGATTTTTACTTCGTCAGCGAATACGCCGGAAGAAGCGGACTGAATCGTAAGAGAGTTTACGCTGCCGCTCGTCAGCTTTTTCGTCAGTTTCACGTCCACTTTCAGCGGGGAAACAAACGGCCCTTTCGAGCCAAGATCAATCGTGTCGCTGTACGTCGTCGCGGTCGTCAGCGTTACGGATTTCATGAATGTGTTTTCGGCATCAATGTAAGCCATGATTCTTTTCCTCCCTTTCTCTTAGACCAACTGGCTCTCAGTGTTGAGGATAGCGTCGCAACGCAGGACAGGAATGCCCCAGAAGTGCGTAATCTTCTTCCCGCCGTATTCGTCAATCGTCAGGCGGACGTTCGACTTCTTCTCAGCCACAATGTCAAGATAAGTCTGGACGCTGCGGTTTGCGAAGATTGCCAACTTCACCTTGTCCGGGTTCTCAATCTGATTGTAAGCCTTGATCATGTTCTCGATAAAGGCATCACAATTCGCGGAAGTAAGCGCCGTAGTGTCGATATTCGCAACGCGGACGACGTAACGCGGATCACGAACCGCAAGGCCCATGTCCCAATTATACTGGCTCTCATAGCCGTAGAACTCGCCGCCGTCGCCGTCGTACATCTTTACGCGGCCATTGTCGCGATATTTAAAGCCTGCGCTCGTCCCCTTCGGGAAGATACCATAAACGGTGTCGTAGCCAAGACCGACAAACCAAAGGGAGGTAAGGCTTGCGCCCGTTCCGCCAGCGTCGATAATCTGGTTTGCCCAAATATCTTCCTGATTCGCCTTGCTGTAATAGTACGCCGACAGGCCCGTGAACTTCGCCGGAGTTGCTTTTTCATCTCCGTAGAAAAAGGTCGCTGCCATTTCCTGATTCATTGCTTCCTGCATAGCGACGTTCTCAGACAGGCGCCAGTTATTGTCATTGCCGTTAATCTGCAAAAGTTTCTCATCGACTTTTGCAAGCGCCTCCAGGCCGCCGCAAGTGTAGCTTACCTGTTTTGTCTTGCTCTTCGTCGGTTTTACGCCTCGGTTGATAAGACGCCATGCAACGTCAGGGAGATCAGCGCGCATAAGCGCCACTTCCTGCGTACCGTCATTGCATTCCTTGAACGGGAGCACGTCAAGAAGTCTGTTCGTCTGCGCCTGCAGCTCGATCACTTTCTGCGTCGTGTACTCGCCCTTCGCCCCGAATCTCGCCGCCCAGTCATGCAAAGTGACGAAATCCACACCTACTGTTGCCATGTTTACCACTGTCCTTTCGCTCTTTAGTATTTGCTATTGCCAAACAGCAAATCAGCGGCGCTCTTGGCCTGCGGCGCGGGCTTGCTGTCAGGAGCCGAATCTTCTTGGAGGAGGCTTCCCATTTCTTGGAGCATCCTCATTACTGCGGGATGATAAGCCGCCCCGCTCTCGACAAGCACTTGCATAACTTCGCCCGTGCTGTCGAATGTATTTACAATGTTTTTCGCGAGCTGCAATTTCTCCGGCGAGGTCAGCCCCGCCTTCTTGCACTCGTTTTCCCAAGCGTTCTTTTGCTGTGTTGCCCTCTGCATTACGTCGAGCATGAGGTCAGAATGGAGCTTTATAAGCCCGTCGGCCTGCTCCTGCGTCATCCCCGTTGCTTTCGCAATCTCCGTGAATTGGGTTTCAATCTCCGGCGTCATTTGCAGTCCTTCCGGCAAATTGAACTCGTATTTCTCCGGGACTACTGGCTTTGCCTCTTCTGCCGGAGTTTCCTGCGGAGCCGTCAAAGTTTCGCCCATGCTGACTTCTTCTGCTGCCGGAGCCTGTGTTTCAACTGCCTGCTGAGTTTCTACCGTTGCCGTAGTGTTGCCCTCTTCTGCCATTACAAATCTTCCTCCTCTTCATTTCTGTTTTTGTGTTCCCTTAACATGGTATATTCGAGCGCGAGGCCGTCAGTACCAACGGCCTTTATGCTCCGAATCAAGCGCAGTATATCCTCCCCCACGGAGCGCCGCCCCATAGAGTAGAAGTCCTGCGCGTAATTCCCTGTCCCCCCAAGCGCGCCAGCTCCGCACATATCAAGAAGCTCTGCCACGAACTGCCGCCCCTGTTCCGTCGTCATGATCCGAAGGAGGTTATCTTCGTCCATTTACATTCCCCCCATTATGGAGCCTATGCTGCGCTCCTGCGGGTTAATCTCGGACATGAGCCTTGCAGCGTCAACGCCGTCTTTGAGCGCCGGAGCCATTTGCTCCATGTTTTCAAGCTGCTGCTGCTTTGCCATTTCCTCCGCCCGTGCCTTTCGCATCTTCTCCACTTCGCTCTCGTCCCGCAGTACGCTTTCCGGCGTACCCGTGAGAGAAGCGTGTTTTCGGATTGCGTCGTCGAGGTTGAGGTTGTCCATAACGTCTGGGGATATGCCCGCAAGGTTTCCTGCAAGGGAAAGCGTTCTCTCGATTGCCGGAGTGGCGACGGCCTTCTGTGCCTGTGCCAAGAGGGAAATGAACTCGGCCTTGATTGTCCCCTCCTGCCCCTGCAATTCTTCGGGGACGGGCGGGAAAAGCCCATTGCGTAAGCAAATCTCGAAGGCCCTCTTCGTGAGCGGAGCCAATACTTCATTGTGCATTTGCTCCAACACAGGGGAGAGCATGAGAAGCTTTTCTTCATGCCGCTCCGCCACTTCCCTTGCCGTCATTTCCGGCGTATCGTTGTTGGCCAGCATCACAAACAAGTCATTGAAGAAAGCCGCCCCTATCTGGCTTTGCTTAAATTGAATCGTTTGTAATACGTCCTCGCGGCTTCCGCTTGCGTCGTACAAAGGACGAATCCCCGCCGCAATATTCGGATCAGGTACAACTGTCTTTGAGCCGGGGTTGCGGTTTACCTTCGCCACGGATGAGGGAACTATCAGCGGAGGATCGGCCCGATTTTCGAGGAGCCGCATATTTACCGCTTCCAGCTTTTGGAGCTGCATACAATTCCCCAGCGCGTTATGGCCGGGCCCTGTCCCGTATATCCCGTTGGCAATCGTCGTCCAGCGCGGCATAAGAAACGGGCATTCGTGATAACCGCTGACCTTTAGGAATCTATCTTGCTGCGTGCTCTCGAAATAGTAAGAGCGCCACGGGAAATTGCCCACGCCCAAAACGTCAGGATCATAATTCGGGTTTTTCTCTATGAGCATTTGTATCTCAAAGTCGGCTTTGTTGTCGTCCTGTGCGGCGGCATTCTTCACGCCGTCGGAAACAACGTCCTCCCCGAACTCGTCAATTATCTGCCAAGCCTTCATCCGCATTTTGCGCGCAAGCTTTACCACTCTGCCCCGCGCGTCCACGTCCCCCGCGAACTCTCCGCAAGTGTACGGGCGGCACCAAATCGCGGTATTGTAGTCCTCCAGCATCAGCGCCCCCGCCGTCCCGAACTGGGAAAGCTCCGCCTCTATTTGAAGCAGGGTATTATACACATTGGACTTGGCGTAAATGTCCATGAGAATTTCTTTGCAATCATCCAGCCACATTTTGACGGTGTGATAATTGCCAAGCTCCTCGTCTGCCAAGCCAAGCTCAAACCACGGGCGGGAGGGGGAAGTTAAGCCGGAGTGAAGCCCCGCCGCACATTTCCCGTGCGCCTCCATGGGGTACGGATCGAGAAGGAAATAATCTCGCCGTTTTCCTTCGCTCGTCCTTGTGTCCTCATCGAAGCGCCCCCGCGCGGGGTTTATGTATCGGGATAGCTGCCGCCAAGTATGCTCCTGCTGCTGCCGCTCCTCGTACATCTGAGAAACAAGCCGCCGCTTTGTTTTCAGAAGGTCGGCATCTGCAAGGGCGGCCTGTATGAATTTAGATACCGAAACCATGCATCACGCACCCCCGATGGTTTTTCTCTTGGGCTGCTGTTCGCCAAGGAGCGTTTTTGCAATACTGCCCGCGCTTTCGAGCACGCCCTGTGTAGTACCCGCGCCCGTGATGGTTGACCGCCGCCCGCGCACGTTCTCGCCAAACTTTTTCCGGCGCTCCATTTTCTCGCTTGCCGTATCGCTGACATTCTGAACGGGGGACGCCGCAGGGGCCGAACTCTGCACGACTTGCTTTTCGACAACTTGCGTTTCACCGCCGCCGCCGCCACCGAACAGGCCGCCAAACAACTGCAAATCAAAGTTAAACATACTATCAATCCTCCATGTAATTTTTTAGGGGGTTATATGGCTCCTCATCGTCCTCGATCTCCCGCGCGCCGGGGGTGTATATCGGCATAGCGAAGGTAAGCGCAAGAGAATCCGCCAAGTCTGGGGACTTTCCAATTTTCTCTTTGATGCGCTCCTTCGGCTCTAAAATAATTTTTCCGGCGGGAGTAAATTTATACTCGACCACAGACAACTCGCTTTTAAGTGTCGTTTCGTTCGGGATCGCTCCCCCGCTCGTCATCCACTCCCGCAATTTAAAATACATTTCCGCCCTGCGGTTTGCGTAGCGTTCGGAATCCATAGCGGCCCCGGCAAAGTTTACTTCCGTGACGTTGTAATGTAGCTGCCTAAGACGGTCAATCACTCCCGCCCCCATGGCGCCCACGTCGATAAACACGGCGGCGGGCTTGTGCTCCGCCATTGCCACGATTACCCTGTCTGCGGCCTGCATGGTATCGAGGCCACGAAAGACTTTTTGCGGGAGAGCATGAAGCCCCTGCCGAATCGAAATAACGGTTGCGTCATCACCGAACCGCGCCACGTCCACGCCCATTATGACAGGTTGCCCGCTCACGTCGGCGGAAGTAAGCTCCCGCGCGGCGGCATCGGAAACCAAGTCTATAGGGATAACCACATCAGAAGCGGAGGCGGAGAAGTCACAAAGGAGCTCTTGCCTAATCGCGTTATCAGTCATATCTTTTTTCATGTCCTCCACTTCTTCGGGAGGAAGCACGCCGCTTTCGTCAACACGATATAGGCAAGAGAACCAAGAAGCTTCTTTCTGTGCGCGCTGGTATATCTCGTAAAATTGATTCATCCCTTTCGGGGTACCGATGAACACAGCCCAGCCTTGGCGGTCAGCCAGTGCCGGACGTATAACCTCATTCCACAACTCCGGCTTTATCTGTGCGTACTCGTCCAAGACTGCCCCGTCCCAGTAGGTGCCCCTTAAAGCGTCGGGATGATCCGCGCCGATAATGTGAAGCCTTGCCCCCGGCCAGCCGGGATTTTTAGGGGGAAGCTCAACGAATAAATCTGATTCGTTCTTTTTCACGCCGGGAATAACTGAGGTATAGTGTAGAAGGTATTGCCAGGCAATCATTTTCGCCTGGTTGCGATAAGGGGCAACGTAGCAATAATGAGGGGCGGGCTTGTCGCATTGTATAGCCCGTTTTATCATCTGATTTACAGTCCCAACGGTTTTGCCAAAACGCCTATGGCAAACTAAGACGGCAAAACGGTATTTGTCTAAGGCCGGATGAATAACCCGCGCCCACAATGGGCGGGGCTTATATGGAATCGTTACCTTTCGCGCCACTCTCCGCACCCTCCCAACTTACCGCAACGGGCCCGCCGTCTGCGCCGGAAATCTGATTTTTGACAATGTAAACGCCCTCCATTTTGTTGGCCGTATCAATCGCTTTTATTTTCTCGATCGGGCTTGTTTCCTCGCTTTGCGCTATATTGCTTAGAATCTCCATTCGCTCGATAACTGAGAGGATTGTCTTTTGCTGAGAAGCAGAACGCACTTTCTCTTTTAGCTCCGCTATTTTGTTTTTTACCTCATCATTTTTCAACAATCGCGAAGCGCGACTTTCTGCGGAGTGTTGATTGTCGGCCTTATATCCTGCGGCCTTGTAGGCTTCCGTTGCGTTATCTCCATTCTTGACAAATTCCTCGCAAAATTTTGCGTGCCGTTCTCTCATGACGATCACCTCCCGCCTCGCGCGCGTGCGCGCTAAGTGTTTCTGTTTCTGTTTCTGTTTAAGTTTAATTTCTCTCTTTCTTTTTCTTTACTTTCTTTCTTTGCTTCTTTCTTTCTTTGCTTTCTTTTTCTTTCTCTCTTTTCTTGTGGATAACTCGCCCCGCCTGTGGATAGATTGTGGATTGTTTTCCACAGGCAAAAGAAAAGAGCCTTGTAGAAAACTACAAAGCTCTTTACATGAGGAGAAACCAACAAAGGAGGCTTTAATGACTAATTCCTAATAATTCACTGTAGTCATTATACCCCTTTTTTTTCGTTCTTATTCCCGGAATAAGGAATAGTATTATTGTCCTAATTTTTATTTATATGGTTTTCAATGTATTCATCCGCGCCCCGGAGAAATAATTGCCTTATGGGAATATCAAGCCTGTCCGCCGCTGCTTTGTATTGATCGTATTCCTCCGGCTGAATGCGCAGCGACACAGATTTTAATTTTGCCTGGTATCTTTTCGTAGCTTCCAAGCGCGCCTCATTATATGCCATAAAATCACCGCCTTTCTTCCACTTCTATTGTATAACACGCCATACCGAAAGGCAAGAAAAATTTCGCAAAAATTTTTTAAAAACCTCTTGACATTCTGTATAACGTGTTATACAATCAAGACAAGAAAACGGAAGGGCAACCTTCCAAAAATAATAATGTATAACGTGATATATAAGAAGGAGGAAAACACCATGGCAACGATCCTTAATTTATCCGACCTCGTAAACAAGGCAAACGGAAAAGAAGAAGCGAAAAAAGAACTTCGCAAGCAGTACAAAATGGAAGCCGCGAAACTCCACCCGGACAAGGGCGGCAATGAGGCAGAAATGGCAAAGCTTAACGAGGAATACCAAACGAAAGAAGCCCTTTTAAATCTGGACGACGAGCTCATGCAGGCCGTTGAAAAAATTATGAACCTCGACGGCATAAATATTGAAATCTGCGGGACTTGGATCTGGGTAAGCGGCGACACCCGCGCAAACAAAGACACACTGAAAGAAGCGGGCTTCCGTTGGGCAAAAAAGAAAATGATGTGGTACTACCGCAAAGCGGAAGATGCACATTATCACAGGGGCAAGGGCGCAACCATGGCGCACATTCGCGAAAAGTACGGAAGCGAAGAACTGAAACAAGGCGGAACGCGCGCCCTGTTAAGCGCATAAGGGAGGCGGACAAAATGAAATGGACAAAGGAAATGATTGCAGAACGGGGCAAGGGAATAAGCCCGGAACAGTTTGAAATAATACAGGGAACGCTTGAAATGATAAAAGAGGAATACTTTGCAAACCTTGACTATAGTGAAAACCTTTCAACACCATACGCACGAAATGAAGCGAAAGAACGCGCGGAACGTATTGAAACTATATACCGTGGAGCGCTACAAGTTGCGTGGCAAATTTGCAACCCGGCACAATGGGAGGAATTGATTGACAAAACGGCATGGATTTAACGCAGAGCGGCGGCCCTTCCGGGCCGTTAATGCGGGAAGAGCGAAAAAGCTCTTGCGGTCGCAACCCCGCAAAAATAGAAAGGAGTGGAAATAAATGACAGTGACAAGAAAAGTAAAGCTTACTCGTTTTCGTGACGGTTCCACTTGCTGGAACGCGCAAATTTGGACACAAGTAAACGAAAAGGATGGCTTTTACTACTGCGGCGAAGGGCGTTTCTGCAAAAGCCGCGAAGAAGCGGAAGCCTACAAGATCAAAGTTTTAGAGAGCGCATTGAAGCGCGGGGAAAAAGTTGATTGGGAATGACTAATCCCGCGAAAACAAAAGGAGGTTTTACAAATGGCAGACGTTGAAAAGATCATGGAGAAAATTCGAGCCCTCTTAGAAAAAACCGTGGAGAACGGCGCAAGCGAAGCGGAAGCAATCGAGGCGGCGAAAGCTGCGCAGCGGCTCATGGCAAAGTACAAAATTGACGAGGTTACAACGGAAGAGCCGGAAACGATTGACAGCACCGAAATGGACTTTTCCAAGCGCTGGCAGATTGAGCTTGCAAACGTACTGGCAAAGAATTTGTGCTGCCGCTGCATACAGACGCACCCCGGCAACAGAAAAACGCGCTTTGTGATTATGGGAAAAGAACAGGATCGGGAAGTCTGGCGAAAAATGTTTGAATCCTTCTTCATTCTGATTTATCGCGGAGCGAAGGCGGAACAAGCGAAAGCAAAAGAGCTTTATGGACACTGCCGGGACGTCGAATTGGCTTATGCAAGAGGATTTATAAAGGCAATAAATGAGGAAATGGGCCAACAGTGCCGCGCCCTTGCCCTTGTAATCCCGGACGAAGTAAACGAGGCAACCCGCGAACGCTTTCCGAAACTTGGCCGCTATAGCATAAAGCACATAAGCGGAACGGGCGCAACGTGCACGGCGGGCGCGAACGGCTACAGCGACGGAAAGACAGCGGCAGGACAAAAGCGGATCAGCGCATAACAAACGAAACGAGGCGAAGAAAATGAAAGACACAAAAAAAGAAATGATGCTGGATAATATCTCTAATATCGCATACATTCGCAAAGGCGCACAGATGCACGGAAACACACAAGGCGCAGACCGTTGGACGTCAAGACTGCGGGAAGCAATAAATATTTCCCTCATGCTGGAAATGCTGACCGATGAAGAAATTATAACCGCAATCAAAGCGGGAGTTGAAGAGTTTGAAATGGAGGCAGTCTAATCAACGAGCCGAAACGCCCTGCAAAGGGCGTCCGTCGGAAATGGCCCCCCGGCGCTGACAAGGCAGGCCAAAAGAGAAGGAGGAGAAAACCATGAAAACGAAAAGACTTTCCACAAAATACCGGGCAATAGTAGAGGGGCTTTTCCCGAACGCTGGCCCCAATCCAAACATTACGAGCATGAAACGCAAATACTACGGGCAAGACAGCGTTTGCGTAATGTGCGGAGCGTACCTCTATAAAGTAGGAGAAACGCTTGACGACAAGCGCGCAGCGTTTATTTATAACCTGGCAAAATAAAATGAATCAGACTGGGCGAAAGGAGTTTTGAAAATGTTAGACTTTGAAAAAATGAAAGCAGCGCTATTATCAGAGCAACGCCGATTGAAAATCATCATCGAAACGCAGGAAAGACTTATCCCCTATATGGAGAAAATGGACAAGAAGATGTTTAATAAAAAGATCGTTGATTATCTAAACGAAGTGGACGCAATACACGCTTATATATATAACTGCTACGACCGCAAAGAACTTGTAATATCTCATAAAGATTTGCCCTATAATTACAATACTCTTTTCTGGAATATGCAAAGCGAGCTTTGCAACGAAAAAAGATTTTCCGCTGAAAAGTTTCGTGAAGCAATGATGAAAAGAATTAAGAGCAGTCGCGCCGAACTTGCCGCCATTGAAGCCGACCTTGCCGACGGCGAGAAACGCGCCGAAGAATTTAACTATGTGCAGCAGTATTATATCCAACTTGCAAAAGGCTTTTCATACTTCATCCGGGGGAAATATGATGATGATTTTAAAATCGGCTGGATCGGCTGACAAAAAAATGTGTTATAATCGAAACGAGGGGGAGTAAATCATGAGGAGAAAATATTATGCTGGCTATAATTCCTACGGAACAAACCTTACTTATTCAAGCATTGGCTGGCGCTTCTTGGCCTTTGAAAGCAAGGCCGCCCGCGACGCTTACGTTGATGAG